TGTAATTCGTTGATGGGGCTGACATGGATTTCGATTGCTAATGAAGGTATCAGAGAGAACAGATAGGGTGATTACCTACAATCAAATAACTTAATCGCAAACAATGACGATTATACCGCATATTCTTACGCACTCGCTGCGTAGTCTATAGCCGAGTTAGAGGGTAGTCCTCCGGGGAGTCGCTTGGGAACAGAAGAACTCCCCACTACACACACATAACACACACAAAGAAAGGTACAATATGTCTAATCCATATGAATTACGATTTAGACTTTTGGAAATGGCAACAGGCTATCTCCAAGACAAACAAGAAAGACAACTGAACTACGCTATTGATGCATGGGAATTTGCAAAAGAGCGGGGTACAGCAGATATGAAGGCATTTACAGACCTTCAGCCAGACCCTTATACCATTGAGGATATTAAGAAGAAGGCGGCGGAACTCTATGAGTTTGTAGAGAAGCAATAAAAATAAAATTGGGGAGGTATTACCTCCCCTCAAAAGGAAAAATGTCAGATTTTAAAGGTGGGTACAAAACAGAAGTAGCTAGATATGAATTAATTCCAGAAGAAAGAATATTATTTGAAAAACATATAGAGACTCATGATTTGGTAGACTTGGCTGGAAGAATCGAAAAGGGTGAACCTCATGAGATTAACCCTGCTTATGGTGGAAAAGGATATACATATCTTTATCCTGCAGCAGAATATTTGGGTAGAGTTAAAGTGGCACTTATAGACAATAAATGGAATTTAAACTGGGAGGATAACCGTGGCCGAATATATTAACGAAGAACCTTGTGAATTTATTTACAAGATAACCGCTGTAGAAAAAGTTGTAGATGGAGATACTATTGATGCAGTTTTTGATTTAGGTTTCGATGTACGGATATGTAATAGAATTCGCTTACTAGGAATCGACACACCAGAATCACGAACGCGAGATTTGGAAGAAAAGTTTTATGGAAAACTAGCATCAACGGCCCTCAAGTCCTGGGTACATTGGGCAGTCATGTCAGACAGAGATGATATTGAAATTCAATGTCGATGTCCAGAATCGGATAGCAGAGGTAAGTTCGGTAGAGTACTAGGAGAACTTTGGATAAATTGTACAGAAGACGGACACGATTTTGCTGGATGGACAAACATAAACAAATGGATGTGTGAAAGTGGTTACGCAGTAGGATATTTTGGTGGAAGTAAAGAAGAAATTGAAGAGGAGCACATGAAAAATAGACAAGTGCTTTTAGAACAACAAGGTGTTAAATATGAAGGAGAAAAATAATGGATATAGATGAAGAAGCAAAACAAATAAAAGTTACAGGAAATAAGTCTATAGAATCCCGTAAAAAAATGAATTTTATGGCAAGATTTGCATTGTCTGTAACTATCTTAGGAACATTCATTTTTTTAATTTGGTTATTGTTCTTTACAGAATTAAAAGCCGACTCTCGGGACCTGGTAAATATTTTGATTGGGGCCTACGTAGCGGTCCTAGCGAAAAGTACAGATTATTGGTTCAAAGATAAAGATGATCCAGAACATAAAGAATCAGAAACATTAAACAATGGCAGTTAAAATGAACAACTCCATGATATTCATGGGAAATATTGAGCAGTTGGTTCAAAAAACCAAGATGACTTATATAGATGCAATTATGCATTACTGTGAAGAAAATAAATTAGAACCAGAAACGGCTGGTAAAATGGTCGGTGGAAAATTGAAACAGAATGTACAGGATGAGGCAGAAGACCTTCATCTTATTCCAAGAACCGCTAAACTACCAATATGAAAGGAGAGAAATTGGTGAAGACCTTTAGGGGTTGACAAATAAAAAAAGTATGATATAATATAGTTACATGATGATTAAGTGAATAAATCGCAATACAATCAATACAACGCAATACGAAATATACGAAAGGAAACATATGTCGTTCGCAGATATGAAGAAAAAACGTGGAGATAAACTCCAATCCCTCCTAAAAGAAACCGCAAAACTCAATGCTCCAGCACGAGGTCAAGGTGATGATGATCGTTTCTGGCGTCCAGAATTGGACAAGTCAGGTAACGGTATGGCAGTAGTTCGTTTTCTGCCTCCTCCTGAAGAAGAAGACCTGCCTTGGTCACGTTCATGGAATCACGGATTTCAGGGACCAGGTGGCTGGTACATTGAAAACTCTTTGACTACTCTTGGTCAAAAAGATCCAGTAAGTGAACACAACTCACAACTTTGGAATTCTGGTATTGAGGCAAACAAAGAAGTTGCCCGTAAACAGAAACGTAGGCTCACCTATGTCTCTAATGTTTACATTCTAAAAGACCCATCAAATCCTCAGAACGAAAATCAAGTTCGCCTGTACAAGTATGGGAAGAAAATCTGGGACAAACTCAATGATAAGATGAATCCTCAATTCGAAGATGAAACTCCAGTCAACCCTTTTGATTTATGGGAAGGTGCGAATTTCAAAATAAAGATTCGTAAGATTGATGGTTTTTCGAATTACGATAAGTCAGAGTTTGAGACTGCTTCTCCTCTTGATGAGGATGAGTCTAAGATGGAAGAAATTTGGAAAACAGAACATTCATTAGAAGCCTTTACTGATCCAAAAAACTTCAAGACTTATGCAGAGTTGAAAGAGAAATTGGATAGAGTACTTGGGTTAACCACATCTACTCCTACGGATGCTCCTTTTGATGGAGGCAAACCTATGACTACTCCACATGTGCCTCCTGCTACAGCTGTTGCACACGTACCATCTACTACAGCAGAGTCTGAAACTAATTCAGATGAATATTCATACTTTGCAAAATTGGCTGAGTAAGACTAATGAATAGTGACAATACTAATACGTATGTTGGGTTTTTATTTATGGTCTTGTTAGTATTATGGGCGGCATCAAGTTGGGGTGATCCTGATTTGATTGACGCCCTTATTTACTATTTGTCAGATGGACATTATAAACATTAATTGAGTGTACTGGGACTATCAGAGTTGAATGGTGAAATTGGTGGAGGTGGGAGTATCATTTGTTGATTTTGATTTATTTGTTGTGGTGAATTATTAACAATATTTACCATTCCGCCTCCTGTTTGTTGTGCAGCAGAACTTTCTCTCTGTAAATCCATAAGAGTTGTGCCAGTTAAATCTTGTCCTTTTAATATCATAGCTGCTTGTAAGAATATTTGTGCCGCTTGATTATCTAAAACGAATTCTCCTTGAGACAAAGTAAATAACCCACCAGATTCTAGTCCCATTGTTTTACCAATAGTCCCTGTAGCGAATGGTGACATTCCGATAAATCCACCTTCTTCCTTTTTCTTTACATATTGTTTTGGATCCAAACTTTGTCCCTCAGTATCCAAAACTTCTTCAAGTGTACTCACTTGTGATCGTACTGTTGTTTCAAGAGTTTTTCTTTTCTCTGCTAATACTGTATCGGTTTCAGCTAGTTTTGCTTTCTTTTCTTCAAGCTTGAGTTGATTACCAGTCATTTCCTTCTGCAGAGCAAGCCCTGTCTTGAACATGATCGACTGATCTTCTATGTTGTTCAAATTGGATCTAGAAAAATCGGAATTATTCCTTAATATTTCAGCTATTGCATCCTCACTTAATTGAACATCACCGCTTGCTAATTGTTTAGCTGTAACATCTGGACCCATAGTTTTTTGAACAGCTGCTAACATACTTTCCCAACCTTTTGCGGTAATTGTCTCATTAGCACCAGAAACATCTGCCGTGATGCCACTCGAATCAAGCCGCTTCTCTCTTCTTTCTATCCCACTTATTTGGACCCTTAATTTCTGATTAGCTCTTTCTTGTTTGCGAGCCTCTTCTCCCATTTTTTCATCGACTTTTTCTTGAACTATAATTTCTTCTGATGCTCTTATATTATCGTTAATTCTTTCTATTCCCGTTTCATTACGTCTTATGTCAGCCTGTTCACGTAACAGAGATGTCTGAAGAGATGTAACCCTCTCATCATCTCGTTTGTCACCGAGGGCGAGTTCTGCTTTGAGTTGTTTTTCCGTTTCTTTGGTACTTCTGGTTAGTATTGCATTTTTCCTTTCCATCCCTTCTTTATCGCCTTCCATTTCTTTTCGTCTTCCGGCGGCGGCATCTTCTACAGTACCAAATACGGATGTAATTCCTTTGAACATCAGGTTATCTTTTCCTAATACACCCTGCAACATTTTCAATATAGCTTCTTTATTGAATATACCAGTTATAAAATCAGCAATGCTCCGGCCAAAACTTTGAAATGCGTCTTCAATACCAACTTGAATTTTTGCAAGTTGAACAGTTGGATCAAGAATAAAGTCAGCTATAAAATTAAAAATGCCCAATACACCTTCAATTATAGAACCGAGAGCACTTCCCAACATGGTGAAAACTCCCATTATTGTGGTTCTGTTTTCACCTGTTCCTTTTTCTCCTATATCTTTGATCATTTTCCCCACCTTATCAAAGACGAGGCCTACTTTTGTTTTGAGAGTTCCGAAACTTTTGGCTATACCATCAAATTTTGTAGCGAAACCTTCTCCAAAACTTACTGCAATATCTTTAATAAATTTTATAATTGAAACTATTATTTTGGCAGCAGTATTGATGAATGCATTATCAGTTTTTGCTTCCTCACCCAATGCTTCTGAACCAAGAGCTGATGCAAGGTCTAAGAAAAACGAACTAATTTTTAAAATTGCTGCTCCTACAACTTCCGCAGCAGCCATTAGTCCACCTGTAACAGCTTTACCAGTCTCATCTGCTATACCTGAACCTGAAAAGGCTTTTACAATTTTATCAAATACTGCTTTAAATGTATTCCAAGATTTACTAAACCCTTCAATTTGACTTGAAAATCCTTCATCAAAAGATTTAGATAGTTTTTCTACAAATTCTATGACTGCTACTATCGTTTCACTTACTGCAGTAAATGTACCTTCCGTAAATGCTTTTTTACTTTCTTCATCTATTTTCCATGATTCAGGAACGAATGAATTCCATACATTCATTGCCCCTTCAACTACTTTTGATATTGCGCCTGCTACTCCATTTGCAATGTTCATTTTTAGTTTGTCAAAATCTTCTTGGCTCATAGTCATTGAAGCAATTGTAACAGCAGCAAAGAATCCAACAACTGCAGCTAAACCTGCCCATAATGCCATAACTGAAGTAAGCATTAGGGGTAGTTTAGCGAGCCAAACAAGAGGCTTTAGAAGTAATAATGCAAATTTACCTATTCCCTTAAACAATCCCGTGAAGATTGAAAAAAGACCCTTTAACATTTTACCAAACTTGCCACCTTTACCGGCTCCGTCTCCTCCACCACCACCATCTTTGTCACCATCTTTGTCTAGACGACTTTTTCTATCAGCTTCTCTATCTCTTTCTTTTTGACGCGAAATTTCATCATCTTGTAAACCAAATATTCTACTTAATGTCGATGAAGTCTTTGTTGTATTCTCTTGAACTACTTCTGTGGTTGGCACCAATGAATCTAGAGATGTAGTCTGATTTTCAGATTCAAACTGAACCGATTCGGTAGTTGTTACTAATGAATCTATAGCCGCAGTCTGTCCTTTACTTTCTTCTAGATTTTTTTTAGTGACCTCTCCGAGTTCTGCCATTTTTTATCCCTTCATTTTGCGGTTTTGTTCTTCAACTCTTTCGTTTTCTTCTTTAATCCATTCCTGTAGTAACATTACATATATTGCTCTCTCAAAAGGCATCATATTATCTAATTCTGTTAGACTCCAATCATGATGCTGAATCATGGCGAAGTTTGTGTGATAATAGTTCGCCAGGGAATCGTGACTCAGCGCTATCCGAAAAAAGCGTCAATCCCCTCAAGTATCATAGATGTCTTCTTATCACATTTCGGACATTTCCATTCTATAGTATGTTTTAGTCTCGGCATTCCTTCAAAATAATCTCTAATTTTTGAAAACTGGTCTGTGCTAAGAGATTCGATGAATTCAGTTAGTTCTTTTTTAGTAGAATCTTTTGCTTTAAATATTTCATCTTCATCCCAAATATATTCAATGCATTCATTAATCAGTTTAAATATATCCTCAGACTTCATATTTACACCAAGAGTGCCTGCATATTTTGATACTGTTTCAAGTTGAGGATAATTCATTTTTACCCCAATAGTATCCGTAAGTTCAATTTTGCTTTCGGTCTGTTCTGAAGAATCTACTACTATGTCATCAATTTTGACATTTATATTACAAACTTGATTACAGTTTTCTCCTTCTTCCTCTTCACATACAACATTACCTGGTTTTCTAAGATCAAGATTTATTACATCACCAATTGATCTTCCTCTAAGTTGAAGGAAAAAATATTCAATATCAAAAGGGGCTAAATCTTTAACCTTTACATGGTTTTCTGTACAGGCGGAAATAATATCTCTCATGGCTTTTACCATTGAAGCGGGAGTACCCTCTTCAATTGCCATTAATAATATCTTTTCTTCTTTTACAAGAAAAGGTCTGTAACTAACTTTTTCACCAGAAGATGGAATTGTCAATTCATAAGTAGGTGTCATCACCTTTGGTAAAGCCATAATATTCTCCTATATAATAATTATTTAAAATTTACTGGATGCCAGTTTTCAAAGCAGGTGCCAGACCTGAGTATTCTTGGGTGGAACTAGTCCACCAACTATATTGTATATCTATTTCAAACTCTTCTAGTTCAGCACTTTCCCAACCCACTTCTATTGCTCCTATTCCTTTTGGCCATGCTTCATGTAATATTACTTCATAGTCTGAATGTTGAGCTGTCAGATGGGTTTCGTTATATTGTGAAATTTTTATTGATCCTATAAATTGTTTATAATATCGCATATTATATGATTCCATGTTCTGGATATATTCAAGCCAATTTGTCCAGAATGTTCTAGGCGCATGATTATTTGTATTTAACATAGTAAGAGATACAGGCTCAAATACCGTTTCGTAAGGAACTGATAATGCAAATTGACCACCACTTCTATAGCTTGCGGTTCCCATAGACCTTCCTGGAAATGATACCGTTTTAGCAAGAAAGTTTATTGTTGCTGCAGTACCATCCTGTAGTAGTCCTCGGGGCGGCGTTATTTCAACAGAAAATCTATTTTTTCTTGCTATACCCCCTAAGTTTTCTACCTTGGACATAAACTGTCCTATTTCAAAATCGGCTGCCATTAAAATACTCCGTTATAAATTTTAAAACATTGTTCCACTATGTGCCCATACTTTCTTTTTACTTGCTTTTCTAAATCTTTCTACTGGTAGAAAGAGTGCTACTTCCCATTCATCAGCATTGACAAGAACAAACTTAGAATTAACCTTACTATTAAGATATCTGTGTACTGTCGGTCTTGCTCTTTTAATCTTAGTAAAACCCTTTAACATATTATATGTCAATTTTAGTTTAGTTGTTTCATCATATTTCTTATTATTTGCAAACATCTTAAGTTGATCCATTAATATAGCTCTATGTTTTGGACTTAAATAATGAAAATTAAGTCCAAGAAATCCATCAGGATATTTCTCAATAGGAAAAACTAAAGGAAAGGTATCATACCAAGGAAGTTTGTCTTTCCACTTAGGATTATAAGAATAGAAATACATTTTTCCAAGTACACTCGTTGCAACAGCACTTTCTTGTCGTGAAAGTATTGTCTGTGGTGTTTCACTAGAAAACTTTCCCTTTGTTCTATTGACAATTGAGCGAAACCAGTTACCCGCCGCTCTTGCTTTAGCAGCTACTTGATCCGTTTTTATTGCGTCTTTTAATTTGTCCAAATAAGATTCTTCTACTGTAGCCATAATATAACTATTTAGTATTGTTAAGAGTGTCCTCTGTTATTATTTGCCATTTCCATCCCTTGACTTCACATAGTGCTTCAGCCGCCTTCCATTTAGCCTCATTGATTCCCCATGTTTTTACTTCTTTAAGGAATCTTCTTCTATGTTTAGGGTTCGGTTTAGGGGGTCTTGTTTGTTTTTTAGGTTTGATTTCAATTAAAGATTCACCTTGAATGGTTTTAACCCAAAAATCTGGATAATATCTATGTATTCTATTGTCAATAGGAGAACGATAGGGTATAATAATCTCTTCACTTGACCATCGCAAGACTTCAGGTTGCCGATCTAGGTATTTCATGAAGGTTAATTCCCAGCCAGATCGATAAATAATTTTAGTATGATCACCCTTATATTTTTTATAATTTTGTGGGCGAAACTTTCCTTTGTATGCCATATAAATATATAGATAGTTAATAATACCAATTAATAATACGGAGAAAAGTAGATGTCGAGGCGCAACGATACAAGTAGAATGGTGTATCTTCAATATCCCAGTACCATTGGTCAGTCTGTTAAGCATTGGGTGTCTTTTTCGGGTTTTGATTTTAAATCACATCAACCCACTCTTGATATAGCATTATACATTCCCGGTGATGCCTTACAAACATCATATAAATCGGAATATGAATCAGTTGGTTTAGGGATGATGGGAGCCGCAGGAAAAGAAGCCGTATCAAAAGTCATGGGTATGCAGGGAACCAAAGCCAATCCCCTGGAGACTATAAAATCTATGGCAGCCTCCGCAATAAAAGCTGCTGGTAGTGAGGGAGCGACTGTTATGGCGATTGAGGCTGGCCAGTTTGCGAGTGGATTTAAAGGCGCAGCCGGAGCAAAAACTATAATGGAACAACAACAAGGCGCTGTACTGAACCCTTATATAACTGCCGCATATAAAGGTCCGTCTGATATGAGAACACATGATTTTACTTTTCAAATGTTACCTCAAACTGAACGAGAATCTAGAACTTGTGTAAAAATTGCGAAAGCCTTTAAAAGGGCTATGCTACCTTCTCATTCTAGAGCAGATAGTTCAACTGCACCTTCAATGTTATTTGGGTATCCTGATCAGTTTGAAATTGCATTTACAGTTAATGGCCATGAAATGCCAAAAACATCATTCAATCCTATGTTTAATATAGGAAGATCAGTATTAACTGCCTGTGATTTAGATTATACTACAGAAAGTGTAGCTCTATTTTTTGATAATACACAATATCCAGTAAGTATATCAATGAAACTTTCGTTTATGGAACTAGAAGTAATGCACAGAGGTAAAATTCAAAAAGGATTTTAAAAACAAAAGAAAGATTAACTATGTCTGAATTTTTTCAACACTATCCTCAAATAGGTTATGATATTACTGGCGCGAAACCTACAAAAACAAAAACCGCTATTAATATTATGATTAGATCAAAAATAAAAAGTGCGATTTCGGATTCTGTTATTGCGTATTTTCCTTATACGATACCAGAAGCAGAACGGCCTGATGTGACTGCATTTAAAATATATGGTGATATAAAATATACCTGGTTAATTTTTTTAATTAATGATATACAAGATCCGATTTTTGATTGGCCGTTAAACTCTAGAGAATTTGGAAAGTATATTAAAAACAAATATGGTTCCCTTGTAACCGCAAAAAGTACAGTACACCATTATGAACAAACTATTAGAGAACGAATAGAAGCAACCAATACAACTGATCCTATTCTTAAGGCTACAATTGAAGTTGATTTAACAACATATAATACTCTTGATGTTGGATCAAGAAAGCTTGTATATTATTATGATTGGGAAGTAGAGAGAAATGAAGATAAACGAAATATTAAGTTAATTAGTGAGAAATATGCTTCAAGTGTACTATCAGAACATGCGGAGAAATATTAATAATGGAGGATAACCAAAGAAGGCACAATACTCAAGGTGTACCTACAGGTGGAGCAACTCATGGAGTCAAATCTGAATTTTTAAAAGCTCCCGTAGAAGGGGCTATACCTTATTTTCCTGGAGATTATGAACTTCAACTACTTACTCTTACTTCACCCAACAGAAAAGGTTATATTAATTTAAAGGCTACATGGTCAGATTTTAATATTTATGAAGATATGTTTGCGGATTGTCTTACTGGAAATATACAGATAGTAGATGGTATAGGATTACTGGAAAGTGTTCCTATTATTGGCGAAGAAACTATTAATATAAAAATCAAAACTGCAGGCATTAAACGACAAAGAGAACAGAATGGCTCAGGACCTTTTGCCGGAAGTCAAAATGAAGGAATAATAAATCTTAAATTTAGAGTGACTAAGATTTCTGACATTATTAAACTTAATGAAGGAACACTTACTTATAAGTTGTCTTTAATTTCTGAAGAATATATTTTAAATTTAAAACAGAAAGTTAAAAAAAGTTCTTTAGATCCTGTTTCTTTGGAACCACGAGCAGTATCTGATGTAGTACGGTCACTCTATAAACAGTTTTTTGAGAAAGGTAGAGCCGGTGTTTCTAAAAAGATTTTTATTGAACCTACTAAAAACCCTACAAATTTAATTATACCAAATTATACTCCATTTAAAGCTTTTAATTTCTTAGCATCTAGAGCAGTATCGGCAGGAAAACATGCAGTAGGATCTAGTTTTGTTTTTTATGAAACTATAAAAGGATTCTTTTTCGTTTCTATGGAAACTCTCATGTCTGGAGGAGGAACAGGGTATGGTGGATCGCAACACGAAGGAGCGGTAATGGCTGCACCCGGAGCTCCACGAACTACAGAATTAGTATATACCGCACCAGAAGAGCCTGTTAAAGAAGTATACGTGGTGAGACCAAAACGAACAAGAGATGATTCAGATGAATTTAAGAATGTTGCCGCAGAAATGACAGCTGTTGATTCATATCAATTTTCTTCTAATTTCGATGTTATAGAAAATCTCTCAAAAGGAATGTATACCAATACTTTACTTACACATGATTTAGTTAGAATGACATATGATAGATTACAATTTGATATGTATGATGTAGATGAACAAGGAACTGAAGTTATTACGGCAATACCCGGCGGTCCTGATGTTATGGAAATAAAAGAATTTGTTAAAGCCGCGAAAGATGCAAGAACTTTTACTGATACATTTACTCATTTACAAAAAGGGAAATTATGTACTCCAAATCAAGATGCATTAAGGAAACAGCCAACAAAAGAGGAAGCACTTTTGTGTTTTTATCCTACAAATCTTGGACATGATATTATTTTCGGAGAAGACCTTGGAGCAGAAGCAGTAAGTGGAGGTATAAAATCTAGTTTAAATATTGTTCCAAATAGGGTAGAACAATGGATGCAATCTCGATTAGTACAGAGCCAACAAATTAATAATATTAAATTAAATATTAGAGCTCCTGGATTATCTACCAGAACAATAGGAGATTTGATTGAATTTAAGTTACCCACACAATTTTTAGATAATCGGGATGGATCAGCTGCAGCTGAAAATCATACGTATTTAAGTGGTTATTATTTGATTACTAAATTGCGGCATCATTTGACTGCCGAGAAATATGAAATAGAATTTGAGGCAATAAAAGATTCTTTATCAAAGTCAGTCGGTGAAGGTAGAGGAAGTGAAGTCGTTCAAGATCCATCAGCTATTGCTAATCAAGTAACAGGGTAAAAAATTATGTCATATTTTATGGGAAAAGAAGGATTTATCTGGTGGCAAGGAGTTGTTGAAGACCGTCATGATCCTCTTTATCTTGGAAGATGTAAGGTTAGAATTTTAGGATGGCATTCCGAAAATAAGAATGACCAACCAACTGTTTCTTTACCTTGGGCATATCCTGTTGCTCCGATTACTTCTGCAAGTCAAACAGGTGTGGGATCTACACCATTAGGTCCCGTGGAAGGAACTTGGGTTCTCGGATTTTATAGAGATGGAGAAGCCGGACAAGAACCTTTGTTTTTTGGAACTCTTGGTGGCATTCCAGAAAAAGATGCGAAAGGTGTAAACAATGATGGAACAGTATCAGGCGGACAGGGATTTCTTGATCCAAGAATAGAAGGTGGTGATAAAGTTGGGCATACATTATTTCCAGATGAGAAAGGATCAAGAGATTTATTTTATAATCCTCTTTCTGATATGGTTCCTAGAGAACCCGCTACTATTATTCATAATGCCAGACCAGACCCCGCAGAAGATGCACAAACTGTTAAAGTAGGTGAAACCCATCACGGAGATATTATTCTTAAAGACGCTCCTGAAGTAAGATCATTAATTGGTCAAACCGGCCCAAACTCTGCGGGTGCACCATTTACTGTTAAGGTTGTAGAACAACCACTTAGATCAACATATCCTGATACAGGTTTAGCAAATACAGAAATATCATCAACTAGAAATTTAGACTATTTACAAGAGCCTACTACAAATAGATTGGCAAGAGGAATTCGTGGAAATACTGATACGAGTGATCCGAGACTTTCTGGTATTGTATTTGAGAAAATGGAAAACCGAAAAGCGGGACAACTAGATATCCCTATTGCTAGTGGCAAGAGTTGGTCCGAACCTAAGATTCCCTGGCAAGCAATCTATCCATACAATCATGTTCATCAAACAGAGAGTGGACATATTATTGAAATGGATGATACTCCTAATTGGGAAAGGATGCATTGGTATCATCGAACTGGTACATTTACAGAGATACATCCTACAGGAATTAAGGTAGATAAGATAGTTAATAATTATTATAATATAATTTTAGGATCAAGATATACACATATTGAAGCAAATGACTATACAACTGTTGATGGTTCACAAGAAAATTATATTCTAGGTAATAGGGCGGATAAAATTGATGGTGATTATTCTGTTGATATAAAAAAGGGTAGATTCAATGTTAGGAATCCAACTGGATGGGTTAATCTTTCATCTTCTAATATGACATTGATGGCGGCGGAGTCGCTTACATTAATAGCCAACGAAGTACTAATAGAAAAAAAATCTTCCTTCGAAAATACAACAGGAGATGAAAAGAAAACAGTAGGTGGAAAATTCAAACTCCAGACAGGATCTACTAGTTTAAATGCTCAAGGCTCTTTAGGATTTCAAGCCGGTGGTGGCCTTTCAATTAATGCCACAGATTCAATAAACGAATCTATATTTGGAGTATTGCCCGGACTCACTATGGGTTACGCTAAAAAAACTACTGCCACTTTAGGTAAGATCGGAATGGAATGTACAGATAATTTACTTACTGGTGGAATTGAAATGAATTTAGGACTTGCTGGTTTAGGCGCGTCTATAGCATTGAAGCCTCTCGGAGATATAGAATTAACTTCTACTTTAGGACTAGGAGGAATTACTGGTTCCGCTTTATTGGGAGATGTGAAATTTAATAGTCTGCTTTCTGATATGAAATTGGGACTTGCAGGTGATGCAAGTCTTTCCGGAGTTATGGCTTCTCTTACATTGGAATCTTCAGGTGCAGCAAATATGTTTGGACTATTGGGAGAAGTTACAGTAAGTGCTTCAGGAAAAGTAAAAGTTAAGGGATTGATTGCCACATTAAAAGAAATTCTTGAGGAATTTATAGATATTATGGTAGAACATACACACCCAACTGGAACGGGACCGTCAGGACCACCAATGCCTCCGGCCGCTGTTAAGTTACCATTACTTAAATCTTTAAAAATTGGTGGGAGTTTAGAATAATGCCACTAGTTAAAGCAACATTAATGATGGAACTGGCAGGTTATTTTGCAGCATATGCGCCAGACCCAATGAAACCAGGAAAAGATATTGCAAAGGCATTTAAAAATTATTTGATGATGGGAATGAACGCAGGTGGATTTCCTGCATCGAATGTGGTAGATGCTGCAGCGGGAGTAGGAATAGGAGGAGTATTTGCACAACAATTACCTGTAGGAGCAGCAATTGGTTCTCAGATAGCAACTCAATTAAGTACTATGGCATTAACATTTCTGTCTGGACAACAAATAGGACCACCCGTTGTAGCACCTACTCATATGCCACAGTTAATACAATTATTTTCTGGGCCACAACCAGCACCAATGGCTTTCGCAAAAGAGTTGGCAGGCATATTAGATACATGGACAAAAACATGGGTAGTGAGTGGTTTGATTCCAGGTGCACCACCAGTACCATTTACAGGACCTTTATCATAGAGAAAAATTATGGCAGGAAATATAGACAAGAAAAAAAACGAACTTGTAGGAGAATTAGAAGGCACACCAGCTACTATGGTTGGTGCACGTGCAGGAATTCTTTCTGACATTACATTATCTAGAGAATTTGCTGATACTTTTCTTGCTGCAATATGTCAGAATTTTACACCAGGAAATTATTCACTTTCAGTAATATGTGAAAACCTTGCACTACAAAGAGCTATATGTTACGGCGCAAGAGCTATAAAAAATACTGTTAAGAAATTTGATTTTCCGCCTGTGACGGGTGAGGGAACCGTAAATGGTGCACTTGGTCTTACAGAACCAACCACATCTACTATGGGGATCAAGGCTACTGACATTGGTGAAACATATCCTATTACTTTATCTACTACAGCTGGAACACAGACCCAAGGTAGTAATACGTTTAGTGTTTATGTTGATGATTATTATTTGGTTAGATCAAGAGTATCAGGAGAACTAGAAGATGTTTCTGGAAATTTATCTGCATATACTACACCAGATGGAGGAGATATTGTTTTTGGGAATGCGGTTGTATGGGTGGCCGGTACTTCGTCTGTGCCGGGAGGTGGAGATGTGTCAGGAGAACTAGAAGCCAATACATGGAATTATCATTGGGCAACAGCTAATCTTACTAGTGTAGTGACAAATAATTCAGGGGATTTTGATGAAATAACTGTTCTGACATTAACTGATGCTTTGACACCAGGAAGTAATAGCGCCAATTATACACCATTAGGTCCCGGCTTTGGTAACAAATTTTATTTAAAGAGAAAAACTGACTTTGTGAACACATTCACTATCACCGGTACAACCACAATTAATACTGTAGAGATTACAGGTGTATCGGAAACAGATATAGCAAAAGTTAAATATGGTGATGAGATTAGTGGTACAGGAATTCCATCTGGTACAATAACAATTGCGGCAGTACAACCTGCAAAAAGTCAACTTAGACTTAGTGAAACAGCCATTGCAGATGGAACGGTTACTCTTACTATAGATAGTGTTCCATTTGGTTATCAAGCTCATGATATATTTTGTCAAATTGAAATAGTAGCAGAAGGTCTTGTTACAAATGATGATTGGGAGCCTGTAGGTGATGGAGCAGGAAATTATGATAATGACGGAACAACACCGAGTGAGACCGATAGAGGGGCCGATAATGCATTAGTTGCAAGTACTTCTGAATTCATAGGGCTTCTTGGTTTCTTTAATCCGGCGAGTGCCAGTACCAATGAGTTGACAAAGGCAGCGAGTGCAGCATGGACTTCAGATGGAAAAGAATATGGTGGAACCAGTTATCCAGATATAGAAAGGAATCCTTTTAAACCTTCTAATGGGGGAACCAATAAAGCATATGTTCCAGGAGATGTGGCTCTAAAAGGAATAACAGGAACACAAGCTGGAGGACTGACAGATAAAGATATTTGGTCAGGAAGATATATTAGGTTTGACTTTGAAAGAGCAGATGCAGATGGAGACTTGCCAGAATTTAGATATATAACTGATTCTTGTGAGAAGTTTTATTATGAATTACCAGCAACTTCAGGATATGGTTGTGGAACAGTAACGGTGGCCGCGTTCGGATCCTTACCTTCTGCTACAGAACCGCCTATTACTATTCTTAAAACTGGATTGGCCGATTGTAAGGATGCAATAAATGATTCAACATCGATTGTGATTCCAACGCAGGCGTCCCCCCTAATTAGTACAATTACCGCGGCATTAGGAAGTAGCCCAAACTATGTAGATATCCCTGCAGATACTAATACAGATGATCTAGATCCGGATTCAGGAGACGGCAATAGCATGGGAGGCGGTTCATGGGATAATAATCCGCCCTATGCTCATAATACCCCAACTGTTTATGCTAGTTATTATACATTAGCAGGGAATTATGTTGTTAAAAATGATAAAATAGCCACATTGGATATAGATGGGAATGGCTCAGCAAATGGTCATTCATGGACCTCGTCCTTAACTACAGCAAAATCTTATGCTCAATGTTCATATAATTTTGCCCAGAGATTGATGTATGATAAGGGAGGGTCTGGTATTACTTCGGCGAATACGAATAATAAATTTATAGCAAATACGGTAGAGGATTTAAAGGGTCTAAAATCATTTAGAGATCCGATTACTACAGGAACAGCTGCGTCTGGCACCACCGGAATAACTGATGTAAATTTTGATGATTATCTTGCTGATGTTGGTTCCACCTCAAGAAATGCATGGGAAACTTCACATGATGCATTTGATTCTTATCTAACTGGTCTAAGAAATACATTAGCGGGCCAAATATCAGCCGGCACTAGGGCGGGTAACGATAATGGTGGAACAAATTTAGGAGCCCCCATTTCTTATTCAGATGCTAAGAGGGGTGATTGGACAGCGAATAATACAGGAGTTGTCGCAGCTGCAGCAAAGAGAGTTATAGAAATTGATGCACGTATTGGAGTACCAGGAAAAACAGGAGGCGGAGCGGCCGCCGGTGCTTTTCCAACTGGTAGAATAACTTCGATACCTTCATCTGGTGTTGATGGCGCGTTGGTTCCATACGGCAGATCACTTTATAATAGTGTAAATCATATGTTGGGACAAGATGTAGATTTATTGGGAGGAATTATAAAAGATATTGAAAGTTTAACTGATTTAGTTGATATGGTAAAGACTGCCAGAAATAAATATGAAATTTTTAGTGGAAATGATAAGGAGTACACATAATGGCACATCCAAAAAACGAGTGGGCAGAAGCCGAAATAAAAAGAAATGATATTAAAAGTTTATTAGATAATACTAAAAAACTTGCATCAATGTATACAGACCTTCTTAAAGTAAAAAGAGAGGGCTGGGAAAATATATTAGAAGCACAATTAAAAAGAGAAGAACAAGGGAAAAAGGAACAAAGTGGCTGAGTGGAAACCATATCAAATTGCAGCAGCAGGAGATATAGCAGCTTTAGCTGAAAGTGCTTCAGCCTTAGCAGATACAGTTAAAGAGACTTTAACTCTTGCGAATTTAGGAATGGAAGCAGTCAAACTTTTAGCTAAGCTACAAAACATTAATCCCCTTTTACTTGCATTGGATGCTCTGGCAGATGAAGTACTCAAAGAAATTGCTAATCTAAAAGAAGCAGGGTTTTATTATTTGATGATAGATCCTTATTTCATTAAAAATGTAACACCTGAACCGGCGTTTACTTATGGATTTGAGCAATTGAGAAATGAAGGAGGAGAATTACTTTGGAAATTTAAAATTAAAGATTCTGCAGGAGACTGGACTGGAGAATATGATGAATTACCTGGAGCGAGCACTCATCATGCTGATTTTCCAAATGAAGCACAATTAAAGTCAGAGGATGTTAAACCCTCTTTAGCCGTTCCTAGAAAATTAATTCCTGGTGGGTATAATCCATATAAAAATTCATGGATAGACCCTCTTGCGAGTATTAGTCCATATCCTAAGTTTTCAACGGTGCAAGTGATAGAAGAATTTACAAAAGCGTTTGAAGATGAGGGTGATGTTCCTAGATACGCAGCTAATGATTTTGCTCCTAAAAAAATAGGTACAATAGTATATGATAGGGGTGGAGCCCCTGTTTCGGGATGGGATAAGAGCAAAGACTTTGGTTTACAATTATATAAGGAAGGGTTGAGGGATGATGGAATAGCAAGAACCAAGATTAATGCCGTTATTCAATTTGGGAAACCTAATATTATAACAGAGGGCAGTGCAATTGCAATTATTATTGCCGCTCCATCTTTCGATGTATTTACAGATACATTTAATGCATTTTCTAAAATGTTTTCGGATATTCCTGAGTTTTCAGCTGTATCAAAATCAATGTTTGATTCTTTTGCTGAAATTTTAACTCCTAATGATATAACAATAAAGTTGACACAGGTTGATACTAATTATGGAACATTTGCAGAAGGAGATATAATAGGGGGAGAAAAATACGGAGGCCTAGCAGAAATATCATCTATTAATACTAGTTCTATAATTGCTACAACTATGACTGCACAAAAAGAAGTGAGAATGACTGAGTTAGGAGAGAAAGGATTGAGAGAAATAAGGTATATGTCAACTATTGATATAAATTCCAATGAGCGTTGGATTGATATGGAGGTAACAGCAAAACCAATTAGAGGTGCTGATGGATTAAATCCATTTATTGTAGGAGATGATGTTTATGAGCAGGAAAAGAGAGGCGACGCTGGATTCGGAGATGACTTGTTTCCTAATTATGTTACAAAAGGTAAAAATACTATAGAGTTACACCCAATCAAAAGAATATATCCAAAGTGTGGAAAAGTTTCTATGGAAAAATTAGCAGAACTTCCAGATTCAACTCCACCAGATTTTAGTGGTATTCAGATACAACATCTTATTCCGGCGTGGGGAGATTTTTTTCAAATGTTGGAAAACTTCGTTAAACAATTAAAAGGAATGATTTCAGATTCTGCCGCCTTTATTCAAGATATAATAGATATGATTAAAGATATTGAAAAGTTTTTAGCAGATATGGTAAAGCTTATTGAAGAATTTTTAGAATTTTTTAGTATATCATTACCTTCAGCTGGAGTGTACGCACTAAACGTTAGAAGTGAAGGTGGAGGTAATGACGGACTCAAACTAGCAATTTCTGGTGCAACAGGACTTCCAGACTTAGCATATGCGGCAGGAATATTATTTGTAGGTACGGATCCCCTTGCAAGTGAATTATTAGCAACGATACTCCAACTCGATTAATAAATATTATTTTTTAATTTAACTAAATATTAAGAGCAAGATATGGCTACTACATACGGAAAACAATACGTAGACTTTGATATGGATTTTACAGTACATCCATCCCACGGAGATTTGTCTACTGTCAAAAAATCAACAGCAATTAGTAGGTCTATAAGAAACTTATTAAGCACTAACATAAATGAAAGATTATTTCAACCAAACGTAGATAGTGGTATTGAAATTCTTTTATTTGAAAATTTTAATGCACTTACTTCTTCTAGATTAGAAAAAGCAATTAAATCTACAATAGACAAATATGAACCTAGGGCAGAAGTGATAAACATAACTGTAAAGGCAGAAGAAGAAGATAACGCGTATCTAGTAAGTATTACTTATATGCCAGATAACGATGTACAAGAAGCTAACCTAGAGGTTTTTTTGGAGAGGACTTAGAACATGGCGGCAGCAGAAGGTAAACTTAATATATCAGAATTAGATTTTGGAAAAATTAAAGAGAACCTTACAGGATTTTTGACCAGTCAGGCTGATTTTGTAGGATATAATTTTAAGGGTTCTTCTTTTGATGTTCTTCTTGATGTATTAGCGTACAATACACATTATAATGCATTTTATGCTAATATGGTTGCTAATGAAATGTTTTTAGACTCTGCCACTCTTAGAGATTCAGTTGTAGCAAGGGCTAAACATCTTGGTTATCTTCCTCGTTCAACAAAAGGTTCAAAAGCTGCAGTAACTCTCACTATTACTCCAACTGACGCACCATCTTTCATAAACATTCCTAAAAATACTCAACTTCAAGGTGAAAAAGAGGGTGTAACATATATTTGGTGTACTCAAAATTCACATTCAGTAAACATTAATGCCAATGGTGTTTATACCGTTACAGGTGTAACACTTACACAAGGAATACCATCAACATTTAGATATACTGCTAATACAGGAGACATAGATCAAAAATTTGTTCTTCCTAATGCTAACACGGATACCGATACTTTAGCAGTAACAGTTCAAGTGTCTGCTAGTGATACTGACTCAACAGTATATACAGCAGCTAATGATATTACTACTGTAACCCCTAATTCAACAATTTATTTTTTAGATGAAATTGAAGGCGGAAGATATGAAATTCAATTTGGTGATAATGTATTAGGAAAGGCTGTGTCGAACGGAAACATTATAATATTGTCTAGTTTAATATGTGACGCTAATTCAACTAATGGTGCCAAATCTTTTTCGGTGGTATCTGAAGTTGGAGGATATTCTAATGTAAAAGTTTTAACTACATCAGCCGCGTCTGGTGGAGCAGAGGCCGCAGATGTTGCAGAAATTAAATTTAATGCTCCAAAAAATTATGAAGCTCAGAACCGATGTGTTACAGTTTTTGATTATGTAACTATGATTAAAAAAGATTATAGTGGAGCGGATGCGGTAGTTGCTTGGGGAGGAGAAGATGCAGATCCTCCAGTTTATGGAAAAGTTTATGTTGCAATTAAACCAACATCTGGATCAGTTCTTACAGATGCTGCTAAAACGCTTATTAAAGATACAATATTGAAAAAAAGAAATGTTGTTGGAATTACTCCAGAAATTATAGATCCAGATTATTTGTATTTGAAAATTAATAGTACTGTTAAATATGATTCTGGCTTAACTACAAATAGTTCTTCAGTACTTAAGTCAACAGTAACTACAGCGGTTACAGATTTTGGAGCTACTAATTTAAAAACCTTTGACAAATCGTTTAGATATTCAAATTTAATTAAGACAATTGATGAAGCCGAAGTTTCTATTAAAAGTAATCAAACATCTATTGTTATAAAACGATATCTTTATCCATTATTAGGATCAAGTGCAGCCTATACCCTACCATTTTCTAATCAGGTTTATCATCCTGCAAACGAGTTTTGGGGTGCCGTTACTAGTAGTGAATTCTCATATAATGATTCTGTAAATACATTATGGACTGGATGTAAATTACAAGATGCGAATGGAGTTGTTCAAGTTTATAGACGATCAGGAGAAGCCCGAATTGTTGTTAATAATAATGTAGGAACAATAACTTATCTTACTGGTAAACTGGAACTTAAAAGTTTTCAACCAATTTCTATTGGTTCTGATACTTCTGGAAATACTGCACCAATGGAGGTTTTTATTACACCAGGTTCTTCTGATATTTTGCCTCTCCGTGAACAAATTATCTTAATTGAATCAGATGATGTTAATATTACAATGTTAGATGATGCGGGAACAGGTACATATGTTAAAGGTTCTATATCAACTACTGATGGTTCAACCCTCACAACTGGATAATAAACGTGGCCGTAGTTAAAGATAAAAAAGATGTATCGGTTTTAATTGAAACCCAGTTACCAGAATTCGTAACTGACAGACACCCCAAATTCAAAAAATTCGTAGAAAAATACTATGAATTTATGGAATCCCACCAAATTTATTTCGGCAATACATTTACATTTGATGAATATAAAATTGTTGATGAATCAGATGGTACAAGCTATATTTTACAAGATGATGGTCGACTGAACTATCCAAACGTATCATTGACAGGGGGTCTCCAATTAGAATCAGACCGTGATACTGGAAATGATGCCAACGTTCAATTTACAATAGGTGAAACCCTTACTGGTAATACTAGTCGAGCAACGGCCGTTGTTACTGGTACTAAAGGAAACACCGTTGCCTTTATAAAACCTTCCAATGATGCCTCTTTTAAATATGGAGAAAAAGTTACAGGTGATACTACTCGCGCGTATGCAACTTTATCAAATGGTGTAGTCGATGGAACGTTCCCAAAAGGATCAATAGAATCTTTTCGATCAAGGGCTCCTGGTGCCGCAGTAAGAGAGTTGGAGCCATCTCAAGATATTGATCTTGCAAATGAAGGTCTTATTGATGTAGCTTGGAAAAAAGAATTTTATGTAAATATTCCAAAAACTGCAACAACAGACCGCAGACAACTTCTTAAACAAATGAAGGAGGTTTATAGAGCGAAAGGAAACGAGGCTTCCTTTTTCTGGTTGTTTAGAGCATTATTTGCTACAACTACGGGACACATTCCAGGAGTATTAGAAGAAATTGAATTTTATTATCCAAAGACAGATTTATTAAAAATGTCTGACGGAAAGTGGGTACTAGACAAATCAATTAAAGTTTTAACATCGAGCGCAAATAATGCCACGTTATTTACTGGTAGAAAAATTACAGGAAGCACTTCAAAATGTACCGCTCTAGTTGAAAGACAGATTACCTATTTTGCTGGCTCTACTGAAGTTACTGAATTGATATTATCAAATATTATTCAAGGCCTTGTTAATGGAGTATTAACTGACTTTGTGATTAATGAAACAATCACATCGGAAACTGATGCAACAAGTGGAAAATATGCAACAGCAACAACAACAGGCATTGTACAAAATGTTACAATAACTGCTGGCGGAACAAATTATATACCAGGAGATGCAATTGCAATTTCTGCTGGTGGAGGAGAAGGCGCACGAGCAAGAGTTACATTGACCTCAGATGGTGTTGTTGAAGGTATTAATGTTATAGATTCTGGAGACGGTTATTCTATTGGTGATACACTTGATTTTATTAATGAAGAAACTGGAGGAACTGGGTCGGCCGGAACAGTTAAAACAATTATTAAAACGGGTGAAGTTCTAAAAAACACGGACATTTTACAAAAGTCAGAGTTTGAAAGTTTTAGGATCATAAAATTAAATGCCGCAGATTATGAATCAACATTTAGTGGACATAATGCTAATACCCATTTGTTTGGAAATTCTTCTTTAATATTTTCTGCCTCAATTAGATTACTTTCTGCATCAGCAACTTCAGCTAATGGTGATATAATCGCACCAAGTGCATATGATGCCACCAAACATATACTTGCTGGAGACAGAATTGCGAAAAAAGTAAGTGTAGATACGGACAGTAAAACTATTCTACAAACAGCAAAAACTGTTACTATTTCAGTAGGACTTTCTGAAGAAGAAAAATTAGCCGTTGTCGGTGGTAAACTCACTTATGCAAATGCTAATACTAATATTATTACGGGATTTTCCAGTAATACCGTTTTGATAGTTAGGGATGAACATATAATTGGGACGAATGAGACCTTTGATATCGATTATGCGAGTAATACTTATTGGGGTACAATTATTAGTGCTAATACTACTGCATTTTTATACTCTGTTGGTTCTTATTATCGCGATCCAGATATAGATACTTTGTCTATACAGAATTTTGTTAATGATGACAATATCATAGTATATGATTCTAAACAGACTAAAACAGGAGCTCCCGCCGCGGCGTCAGGTATAGATGCACATAATATGCATAATGGTGTTACCTTTCGAGTTGGTAATAATGCCGTTTCAGTAACAACTAACACCTTTACTATGAACTTGGCTCATGGTGGAGTAGAGCATACAGTTCATGTTTGCAATGGTGCTTTCAATATGACTTCTGTTAATGTTGGAGCAATTGATACGTTTGATCTTACATCAGGTGGTGTTGGATATAAAACATCACCGGCCGTTTCTGTTGCTAATGGTTATATAACACTTTTAGGAAATGCAT